AAATATAGCACTATCTATTAAAAAACAAGGAATATAAATTATTAATGAATATATAAAATTAAGTAAACCATATTTACTAATATCTAATTTTTTTATACCATCACGAACAGGCATTAGTATCAAATCTCCATTCAAAACTAATATTCCTATGAACGTTATTATTATGAGTGAAATAATTACTAATTTACCTAAATATTGAGCATATTTACTTCCATTTCTAAATCTTTGAAATGTTAATAACCATGATGTTAAATAATACAAAAATCCTATTGCAGTAATAAATGATGTTATAAATAGTAAAACCTTTACTTCAAACTTATTTTTTGCTTTACTAATGTTATTTGGATAAATTGATAAAATCATTATTCCTAAAAATCCCAAAAATGATAAATAATATGATACTATAGATTTATTCATTCCATTTAAAAGTTTATCATCATCACCAACATTTGTAAAGGAAACAAATGATGAAATATAAAATATAAATATTAATAATTTAACCAGTCTATTCTGTAATTCTATATTATTAATATACAAACTTAAAAGTCCTAATGTAGATAATAAAAAGAAAAGAGAAAACACTAAATATATAGATCCAGAAATCTTTAATAAATAAACCACTATACTTAATGAAAATAATAACACTATATACGAAAATGTCCTCATTATAATAAGCAAATATTAATAAGTTATTATAATTATTATAATGTTTCTAACGTAGTTTTTTCTCCATGACAGTTTCTACATAATGCTATAAGATTTGTTACATGATTTGACCCTCCGTGTTCTAATCTCATTTTATGATCCACTTCAAACCAAGCATCTAATTGCTTACCACAATGACCACATTTCCATCCTTGTTGTGCAGCTATATATTTTTTTTTTGTTCCACTAACACTGCGCCCATTTGTTTTTTCAGAAGTTCCTGAATTTAACATTCTTTTTTCTTGAGGAGACATTTCTTTCGGTAACGTATTAGAATTTGTTGCAGCCATACTTATTATGGGTGTTATAAGATCTGCTGAATCTTTATTTATAGGAAGATGTCTAATCATACCATTCATATGTGATACTGTGCTGTAAGAGTGTTGTGGGTGTTTTTTCATAAATAAATGCATTGATAATCCAAAAAATAGAATCATAACTATTTTAAAATGTTTTTTATACATTTTTATTTTTTTTGAATATTTTCCATCTTTGTGAACATCCAATATTAAAAAAGTTATTGCTCCAAATAAAATTAACTCTCTTTTCATTATATATTATATATCAAAATAAATTAATTGCCCTCCTCATCAAAACGAGGACTATTAATCAAAGCATCTAAAACTAATGCTGTCCATCGAGCTAATTCCTCACTGCGATGTTTATATATATATCCATACCTTACTTTTATATAACTATCTATATCATCTATTACAAATGATCTTTTAAGAGTTTTAAATCTTCTAGGTTCATCTATATGTAATTCATCATTTTTATTTAAGATTGTGTTATTGTATGAAAATCGCACAGTCTTCATTTCTTTATAGAATTATATAAATATTAATTTTGTTTCAATTATATTTATAATTGAAACATAAATTAAAAATTTAAAGTATTATAAATTATGTCTTACAAATTAGTAATAGTAGAATCACCAGCTAAATGTGAAAAAATAGAAAGTTTTCTAGGTCCTGGATATAAATGTGTGGCTAGTTATGGTCATATTCAAGGATTAGCAACTGAATTAGGTATTAAATGTATAGATATTAATAATAATTTTAAACCTTCATTTTCAATATTAAAAGATAAACAAGAAAAAGTATCTAGACTTCAATCTTTAATAAACAAATCTAGTGAAGTTATATTAGCTACAGATGATGATAGAGAGGGTGAAGCTATTGCTTGGCACCTTTGTATTCTATTTAATCTACCAATAAATACTACAAAAAGAATGATATTTCATGAGATTACAAAATCTGCACTACAAAGTGCCGTTAATAATTGTGGAACACTTAACATGAATCTTGTTAATGCACAGCAATCTAGACAAATATTAGACTTGTTGGTTGGTTATACTATTAGTCCTATTTTATGGGAAAAAATATCACGAAATTCAAAAGTTGGTTTAAGTGCAGGTAGATGTCAAAGTCCCGCTTTACGATTAGTTTATGACAATCAAAAAGATATCGACCAGGCACCGGGTAAAAAAGTATATAATACCACTGGATATTTTACTAAATTAAATGTGCCATTTATACTAAATACTAATCACAGTGATGAAAATATAATGGAAAAATTTCTAGAAGATAGTGTCAACCATGATCATATATATAATTGTACTAAACCAAAAATTACTACTAAAAATCCTCCCACACCATTTACCACCAGTGGTTTACAACAAAGTGCTAGTAGTAATTTCAGTATATCTCCAAAAGATACCATGAAAATATGTCAAAAACTTTATGAGGGTGGATATATTACATATATGAGAACAGACAGCAAAACTTATTCACAGGAATTTATAGATAAAATAAAACCTTATATTAATGATAATTATGGAGAAGAATATTTAAATAAAAATGTAGATAAACTTAGTGAACGTACGGAAACAAAACCTAAAAAATCTACTAAATCAAAAACTAAAAAAGATGACAAAAAAGTTGAAGCACAAGAAGCACATGAAGCCATCAGACCTACCAAAATTGAGGTTAGTGATGTACCAGATAATATGGAACCACGTGAGAAAAAAATATATAAACTAATCTGGAAAACTACAGTTGAAAGTTGTATGGAAGCAGCCAAATATAATTCTATTACTGCTAGTATAACGGCACCAGATAACTACTTATATAAAAATTCTGAAGAGTCTGTTGTATTCCCTGGTTGGAAAATTGTTTCCGGTTATGATAAAACAAATCCTACATATGATTATCTTCTTACCGTAAAAAATGGTTCAATTATTGATTATAAAAAAATAACATCAAAAGTAACAATGAAAGAACTTAAAACACATTACAATGAAGCTAAACTTATCCAATTGTTAGAAGAAAAGGGTATAGGTAGACCATCTACATTTGCATCTTTACTAGACAAAATTCAAGAACGAATGTATGTGAAAAAACAAGATGTTAAAGGTAAAAAAATAAAATGTATTGATTTTGAACTTGTTGATGATACCATTGAAGAAAAATCCGATGAACGAGAATTTGGAAATGAAAAAAATAGACTGGTAATACAACCTACTGGAATACTTGTTATGGAATTTCTTATTCAACATTTTGATAAACTTTTCAACTACGATTACACTAAAAATATGGAAAATGAACTAGATATTGTTGCAAAAGGTAACAAAATATGGCATGAACTATGCAAAGATTGCTATGATGAAGTTATTACACTATCTTCTGGTCTTACTAAAACAAATAAAACAGTTATTAAAATAGATGAACATCATACATATATTATTGGAAAAAATGGTCCTGTTATTAAATATGAAAAAGATGGTAATGTATCGTTTAAGGATGTAAAGCAAGATATTAATATTGACAACTTAAAAAAAGGAACCATAGGATTAGACGATATTCTAGACAATGAAAAGCGATGTGGAAAAAATCTAGGAACTCATAATAATATTGATATAATTCTTAAAAAAGGGTTATATGGATATTATTTGCAATATGGTGATACTAAGAAATCATTGTCTATTACAGATTCTAACAAGGATGACTTTAACATCGAACAAGCCATAACTATACTTGAGCAAAAACAACAAAATATTATCCGAACCATTGATGAAAATTCTTCTATTAGAAATGGGAAATTTGGTCCTTATATATTTTATAAAACACCTTCTATGAATAAACCTAAATTTATTAAATTAAAAGGATTTAAAGAAAATTATGAAACCTGTGATAATAAATTAATTATTGATTGGTTGAAAAAATCATTGAATTAACAACGGACTATTATCATTATATATTAAATACGTTGCGAGTGTACATACGCTGCAACCAGACCAATGCCACATACTATGATAATATACATAGTTATCCCAATTATATTCTTTAACTGCCTCCCGAGCACACCACCAATTATATAATGGATATAATACAACCACCGGATATAAAATATTTATATTTTTTGCTGATAATATTATCATTAATAATAAAAAAATACTTGCATGCCATTTATCTAATCCATGACACCAATGGTCTCTTCCACTCCACCACCAGTCTGATGCTAATGCTATTAATGCTTGTGATGGAAATAAAAACTTTAATATTGTTTGCATATTTCCCGTTGTTGTTATCACTAATCCTGGTACTATAAATGCAAAACAAGATATCCCCACTGCTGTTGAACGATCTTTCCATGGAACCGTTGTTTTAGAAAAATCTAAGGTCATTAGATTCATTTGATTTTTTATAACTAGCATTTATAAAATTGTTATAATTAATTATATTTATATATATTAATGATAAATATAAAACCTAAGTACATCCTTTTTGTTTTTATAATTATATATGGTATCATATGGATTAGAAAGTCTGTTTGGTTTAATTTAAAATGTATAATTTCAGATAAAAATGGAAAACGATATTGTGTTAGAGAAAGAGAAAATACACAAGAAGCCGTAGAATTACTAGCCACATGCGTTGAAAATATGAAAAAATTAGTTAACCATATGGATAGAAAATATCCTAATGACGAACGTGTAAGACGATTAGTTAAAAAATTCAATCCAGATAAAATACGTGAAACACTACCTACCAGTGAACACTCCGCCTATAGCGAAAATAAAGGAGAAAGATTGGCATTTTGTTTAAATAAAAACGACAGTAATAAAAAATTAGTAGATTTAAATACACTTATGTTTGTAGCATCACATGAATTAGCACATGTTATGACTGTAAGTTTAGGTCATACACCTGAATTTTGGAAAAATATGAAATTTATTTTAGAAAATGCTGTTGAAATTAAAATATATAAACCTGTTGATTATGAAAAAAATAATGAAGTATATTGTGGTGATGGTATAACAAACAATCCATACTATGATGAAGAATAAATCTCTATTTCTAAACTATTAATTTTATCTATTTTTAATAGTTTTAATCTTTCAGGAATATTTGGGAAAAATGTATCACAATTATAGTTTTCTTTTATTCTACTTATGTAGATGTTTGTTATATAAGGTTTTTCTATAAAATATTCATAAATTTTACCTCCTCCTATTATCCAAATTTCTTCATAACTTTTTTTTTTACAGTATTCCCATAACGATTCTTCATTTGTAAATGACTTATAATTTTCACCATTTAACTCATCTTTTGTAGTTAGTATTAAATTATCTCTGTTAGGAAGAGGTCTTTTAGGCAAACTTTTCCAAGTATTTTTTCCCATTATGATTGCATTTTTTTTATTTCCCTTTGTAATTTTTGAAAACCATTTTAAATCTTCGGGGTTATACCATGGTAGTTTGTTATCTAATCCTATACCATTATTAACATCAGCAGCCGCTATTATATTAATGATGTTCATATTTAATAAATAATATGATTACTTTATATATATATGTCACAAATATATAAAGTATGTTTATTAGAAAATAATGTAACAACAAATGTCTTTCTATTTGCAGGTTATAATGCAGAATCTATGAAAAATAATATTAATGATATGAACGATCCCTTTTTTGACATATTTACAGAGAATGAAAAAGAACTTATTAATAATGGAACTATTAATATTACATTTATTAATGATTTTATACATATCGATGATACAATTAAAACTCATTAAAGAATCCTATAGCATTTGAACATTTATATTTATTTTATCAAAAACAACTTACCTTAAATACATCTGAAATATTTAATAAATTACTTAAAAATGATGATATTAATATCTATAAAAATGATTTATTTAATTTTTTATCTAACACAACAATAGATTTTTCATCATTAAATGATAAGGTATCATATACCTATGAAGATCTTTTGTTCTTAAATATTGATAATACCACTCACTACTATAAGAATCCAATTGGTCAGAATTTAGGTACAACTACCGACTTTATAATTAATACTAACCCATTTGATGTTACAAATTATGATAATTTGTCTGATATTGAAACTTCTAATATTGTATCAACATTTAATAACAATTTATTACTTGATTATGATATTATACATAATAATACCTTATATCTTTGTCTTGCTGAAGACATTATAAATATACATTCACAAAATGATATCTCTACAGATAAAACTATTCAATTATACTATCCATTTTTATACGATAAAAATATTAATGACATTGATACATTCAATGATTCTAAAGATTCATTAATAAAAGATTCATCT